TGACACTCAGGTACAATGGTGTTGAGTTGGAAAGTCATGTTGAGCAGCTACTACCTGATGACATTGGAGACTTCTATTCTGTAGACCCATACAGGTTCATCAAGTACAAGACACTATCTCTTACAGACCATCGTGTCATGCGGCGTATCAAAGATAGGGTCAAGGTCCCTTACCAAAGTAATGTCCATTGGTTTGTGGTAAGTGAGAAGGCCAAACGTAAACCATCCCGTCTGTTGGCATACATGAAGGACAAGTATGGTGTTGATAGGGAGTCCATGCCTTATGCTTACCTAGTCTTCTACCCTGAAGGTGGTAAAGCACAGGCTGTGGCATGGATCAACGGCATCCATAGTAGTGCCAGTATAACTGACTTTGATGCTGAAGTACCTGACATGGCACCTGTTGCAAGAGTCTCAGTACCCAAAGCACAGCGTAAGAAGTTGGCCAAGGTCAAAGTTATGAAGCGTAACTATCGTTGGCAAGGGATTAGTCGGGATTGGTGGAAGGATTATCCTGGTGATCTTGAACTGGATAATAACACAGGGATTTATGTAGACCTCAAAGCAAATGATCCTGTGATGGATGAGTGGGGTTGGAATAATGAACGTGTCTGGAGTACAGTGAATAGGATGAAGGCATGTGGTCTGATCCCACAAGACACAGTTATCTATGGTTGTCCTGCCAATGTGAAGAACAGGTTAAAGGACCACCCGAACTATATGTCAGTGAAGGAAGCTGATCAAATGTGTAGGGATATCATCTCAAAGAGAGCAACTCCATCTCTCAAAGCCAAGCTGGCCACTGCACAGACAGTAGAATCTTTCCTAACACAGGAAGACATACCTCTTGACATCGATGTGAAACAAGGTTATTATAAACAATGTAGTGATTACATTGATCTTCTAAACAGGAATAAGGAGATTACATCCTTCATTAAATATGAACTAGTTGATCATCGTAAAGATCAGTTAGTTAGTAAGATCAAAGATATCATTAGAGATAACTTTGAAAGGGACTATCCTCTGCTGCAAGGCAACTACAGAAATACCAACTGTGAACATACAGCAGAGTACATCAAGATGAAATCGTATATCATAGAACAAGGAGTAAAACTATGATTAACAATTACCTCGTCACCTCAAGTCAAGTCACCATCATCACCGATGGTCAGACCCTTGTCGTACCCCAAGACCATGTCAGTTACCAACGGGTAATTGATTACCTCAAAGCCGGCGACTATGAAGAGGCGGTGAAGGTTGCCGACGCTGCCCAAACCATCAACGACTTTGGTCAAGGTCAGGTCTACGTTCAGGGTGGTGTCGTCTACCATAACGGCAGTCAACTGGACAACTCGTTGGCCCGTCGCATCATGTCCATGGTACGTGATGGTTTCGATGTCAATCCCATGGTCAAGTTCCTTGAGAACCTGATGATGAACCCGTCCAGTCGGGCAGTCAGTGAACTGTATCGGTTCCTTGAGTGTAACAATCTCCCCATCACTGACGATGGGTACTTCCTTGCTTACAAGAATGTGAACGAGGATTACAAGGATAAGTACAGTGGCAAGTTTGACAACAGCGTCGGCTCCACCTGTCAGATGCCTCGTAATCAGGTGATGGATGACCCCAACCAGACTTGTTCTGCTGGTCTGCACTTCTGTTCCATTGAATACCTGAATGGGATGTGGGGTCACAGTGGTCACACCATGATCATCAAGATCAACCCTGCTGATGTGGTGTCTATCCCTGTGGACTACAACAATTCCAAGGGACGGTGCTGCAAGTACACGGTGATTGGTGAACACCATGACGGTGAGAAGGACACGCTGTCTGAGTCCAGTGTCTGGCAATCTCCTTACGAGAAAGGGTATGATGCTGGGTTCGAAGGCAGCGTAGAGCAGAACCCGTACCCTCGTCAGTCTGAGGCGTACCAGGACTGGTATGATGGGTACGAAGATGGTGAAGTTGACAACACGTTTTTGAACGAGGAGGACTATGAATGAGATGCTATATCTGTGATGTAATCCTCAGTCCAACTGAGATTCAAGTAGATAAAAGGACTGGGGAGTACGAACCATGTTCAAAGTGTCGTGATGCTGCGTACGTGGATGATGACTGGGGAATGGAAGGAGAATATAAGGATGAAGGAGACGAACTCTAAGTTTGTCAAACACATCCCATGTGATGCTTGCGGGAGTAGTGATGCGAACTCTTTATGGTCTGATGATCATACGTATTGCTACTCCTGTGAGCGTTATACTCATGGGAATACAAAACGTACGATGAGTGAAAATGAACATGATGAAAGGATGAGTATGAGTAATGAATTGGTTGACATTAATGACAGTACTGTTGTTGGTCCCTTGCTTGACCGTGGTGTTACGGCTGATAGCTGCCGACACTACGGGGTCAGGGTCACACTTGAACACGGACAGGTGACTGAACACTGGTACCCATATCATGACAAAGATGGTGACCTGACCTCATACAAGAAACGTGTGGTCAAGACTAAACAGTTTCCCCAGTATGGTGATACCAAAGCTGGTCTTTTGTTTGGTCAGTCCAAGTTCACCAGTGGTGGCAAGTACATCACCCTGTGTGAAGGTGAGATCGATACCCTTTCTGCCTTCCAAATGACCGGCTCCAAGTTCCCATGTGTCGGTGTGAAGTCTAGCTCAGAGGCATACAAGAACTGTAAGAAATCCTTTGAGTATCTGGATAGCTTTGAAAACATTATCATTGCCTTTGATAATGATGAGGCTGGACAGAAAGCAGCACATCAAGTCGCCAGTCTTTTCCCTAAGAAGGTTAAGATTGTCAAACTTAAAGAGGGTAAGGATATCAACTGGTATCTCCAAGAGAGTAAGGAACAGGAGTATAACAGTGCATGGTGGAGTGCTGAACGCTTCAAGCCTGATGATATTCTGTCTGGCTTTGATACTATGTGGGAGATTGCCAAGCAGCCTCGTCGTGATGCCTTGTTCCAATACCCATGGGATGGTGTCAACAAGCTGACGTATGGCCTACGTCCATCTGAGATGGTGGTCATCACTGCCGGTTCAGGTATGGGTAAGACACAGTTCCTCAGGGAGATCACCCACCATGCTTTGAAGACTACCGAAGAAAACATTGGTACTATCTACCTTGAAGAAACAGCATGGGAAACTGCCATGGGTATTGCCAGTGTGGAGGGTAACAAACCATTCCATCTTCCTGACACACACTATACCGAGGATGAGCTACGCCAGGCATACGAGAACACATGGGGTACTGACCGTCTCCATACCCTCAATGATAAGTGGCGTGATAATGATGTCACCTATATCACTGACAAGATCAAGTACCTGGCCAAGGGTATGGACTGTCGTATGGTCATCCTTGATCACATCAGTTTCATGGTGTCAGATAACCCTGGTGATGAAAGGAAAATGTTGGATGAGATTGCACACAAGCTTAAAGCAATCGCAGTGGAGCTTGATATATGCCTACTCGCAGTATGTCACTCCAAGCGACAAGCAACCAAGCCTCATGAAGAAGGTGGCACCACTAGTCTGTCTGATCTACGAGGAACAGCAGGAATTGGTCAGTTGTCAAACATCGTCCTTGGACTGGAACGTAACGGGCAAGCAGACGATCCGACTGAACGGAACACAACTCTCATCCGTGTGTTGAAGAACAGGTTCAGTGGTAAGACAGGCCCGACCAGCCGTGTCCTCTATGATGAGTTCACCGGACGCCTCAATGAATTGATTGGAGAAGATGAATAATGCCTTACTTTTATACAGGTGAAGAGTTACAAAAGGTACTTACTTATTTAGACAGCAGAGGTATCTACTATGAAAGACGTGACACTGCCAGAATGTTAATCATATACCACCCACAGAAGAAGTGGAAAAGGTATGACTATCGTTGGAGTACAGGACGGTGGTCTCCTCTGCCAAACAAACTAAGGAAACACTATTGTTCCAGAGGTATCGAAGACTTCGTTAACCGTTTCCTTAAGCCTGAAGAGTTGGAGTTAGATGATTAGGAGAAAGGATCATCAAGTATGAGAACAGTGGTATGTGACATCGAAGCGGATGGGTTACTACCTCATGTATCTAAGATATGGTGTATAGTTGCAAAGGACTATGAAGATGGAACTGTTTATACTTTTACATCTGATCCTGACGATGATCATCCTAATGTAGAAGACTTTCATGCTTTCGCTGATGAGGTACATCATTGGATCGGCCATAACTTTCTCAGTTATGACGCCAGAGTACTTAAGAAAATACTCAACATCAGGATCAAAGGTAACAGGATCACTGACACTCTTGTTGTGTCACGGTTACAGGCTTACAGTAGACAAGGGGGACACTCCTTGCATAACTGGGGTGAGATACTTAAACATCCCAAGCTTCCATTCAAAGACTTCTCTGAGTACACACCAGAGATGCTTGAGTACTGTATCAATGATGTGGAGTTGAACTATAAGGTAGCCTGTTACCTAAAGTCCGAGGGCGGAAAGTACGGGAGCGCAAAAGCAGAGGCGATTGAACATGCTGTTCAGTACCTCCTTGACGAACAGAAGGAACGTGGCTTTGCTCTTGATGTAAAGAAGGCACATAAACTTTTCGCCCTATTCGGTAACCGTGCCGCCAGACTTGAGCTTGAGATACTGGCTGAGATGCCACCTGTACCTAAGTTCATTGATGTCAGAGAACCAAAGTATAAAGCTGATGGTTCCTTGTCTGTTGTGGGGTTGAAGAAACCTTTGGGGAATGGATGGGAGAATTGTTCCGGTCCATTCAGTTATGTGGAGTGGGAAGAGTTCGACTTGAACAGCCCAAAGCAGAAGGTTAAACGTCTTAACCCCTATTGGAAACCAACAGTCAGGACCAAAGGGTATCGTAAACTTAATGACAAGCTGAGGTCTGGGGAGATTAATCAAGATGAGTTTGATCAGAGACAACAGTATATGTGGCAAGTGTGTGAGGAAAATCTACAGACACTACCTCCTCATGCCCCGTCAGGGTTGTCTAAGTTGGCTGATTACGCTATGTATGTGGCTAGGCGGAACGAAGTGGAAGGGTGGTTAGATGCACTTGGAAGTGATAACAGAGTACACGGTACCACCTTTTCTATTGGTGCTGTCACTCATCGTATGTCTCATAACAGTCCTAATATGGCTAACATTCCGGGAAGCGACTCTCCCTATGGAACGGAATGTCGCTCTTGCTTTACTGTTGCCGACACTGATAATCGTTGCCTTCTTGGTGTTGACGCTAGTGGCATTCAACTACGTGTTCTTGCCCACTACATGAACGATCCAGACTACACAAAGGAAGTAGTTGACGGTGACATACACACAAAGAACCTTGAAGCTATGGGAATTGACAAAGGAGAATGGGATGAAGAACACGGGCAATGGTCAGCACGATCTACTGCAAAGACTTTTATTTACGCTTGGTTACTCGGAGCAGGAGATGAGAAAGTGGGTCTCATCTGTGGAGGTGATAGTTCATTCGGACGTAGGGTCAAGCAGACATTTCTTGAGTCTCTCCCCGCTCTTGCTGATCTCAAAGAAGAAGCAACCAAAACAGCTAGAACTGGAAGACTGGTTGGCATCGACGGACGACACATAGAAATCAAGTCCGCACACTATGCACTCAGCTGCTACCTACAGGGGGCTGAGTCATGCATCATGAAGAAGGCCATGATCGATTGGCATCTTGAGGTTCGAAAGAGAAACCTAGATGCACAGATGGTGGCTGTCGTCCATGATGAATTTCAAATTGATGTACGAAAGGAACATGCTGATGAAGTAGGAAAGATTGTAGTTGACTCCATCATCAAAGCTGGTGAGTATTTTAATCTTAACTGTCCAATGGATGGTGAGTACCGTATCGGAAATAATTGGGCAGAGACACACTGACCCGCTTGACAAGCACATCACAGCTTGCTACAATATACATACACAGTAACTCATGAACATAGGAGATAGATAATCATGAGCAACAAACACGAAGATGTCGTCATTGAAGCTACCCTGTACTGGCCCTTCCTTGGTAAGGTCAACGATATGTCTGGTAAGTACCAGGTTGACCTTGGTCAGTTGGACAAGAATGCCATCAAGGCTATCCAAAGTCTTGGTCTGACTGTCCGTACTGATCAGCCTAAGGACGAAGATAAGCCTGATCGGGAGCAGTTCATCACGGCTAAGTCTAACTACCCGTTCAAGGTTCTGTTCAAGAACGGTGTCAGTGTTGTTCCTGTTGACAAGATTGGTAACGGCACCAAGGCCCGTATCAAAGTCAACTCGTACGATTGGCAGTTCAAGGGTAAGTCTGGTTCGTCCCTGTCTGCCAAGGTTATCCAAGTGACTGATCTTGTGGAGTACACGGGTGTTGTTGATCCTGACTTTGAAGACTCCACCCCTGCGCCGGGGCAGTCCCACCAGACGGATGAGTTGAACGACGACTTGTCTGATCTGTACTCGGACGACTAAGACTACACAGGGGCCGGGGTAGCTCAGTTGGTAGAGCAGTTGCCTTGTAAGCATCAGGTCGCCAGTTCGAATCTGGTCCCCGGCTCCATCTCTTTGAAAGGATAAAGTATGACCTCGATTGATACCCTTGTACCTGACATCATGAAGATGGTGGATGAAGGTGTTGACCAAGTAGATGAAGCTGCCATCCATCAACTTCTGTCTGACATTGAATACGGTGTCCGTCGCCAACTGACCAAGTCTGAACGACAGCGCAGTGGCACCCTCCGTATGTCCAATGTCGGTAAGCCTGACTGTCAGCTGTGGCATGAGTGTAACGACACTCCTTCAGAGGAACTCCGTCCTGAGACACGGATCAAGTTTCTGTACGGGGATATCGTCGAGGCTCTGGTTCTCTTCCTTGCCAATGCAGCAGGACATGATGTGAAGCATGAGCAGAAGGAAGTGGAACTGAATGGAGTCAAAGGGCACATCGATGCTGAGATTGATGGTGTGTTGATTGATGTCAAGTCTACATCCAAGTTCGGCTTTAATAAATTCAAGGATGGTACACTCCCTGAAGACGATCTTTTCGGCTACATGGGGCAGCTGTCCTCGTACAAACAGGCAGGAGGGTGGGACCGTGCCGCCTTCCTTGCCTTCAACAAAGAGAGTGGGGCCATGTGTCTCTATGAACCTGACGAGATTGACATGGATCACAATGCTGATCAACGTATTGACTTCGTCAAGGGGATGGTCACTGGTCCTCAACCTGAACGTTCCTTCGACGCCATCCCTGATGGTAAAAGTGGGAACATGAAGCTGGGTACACGGTGTGCATACTGTGCATTCAAGGACGAGTGTTGGAAAGACAGCAACGATGGGCAGGGATTGCGCACGTTCATCTATTCCAACGGTCCTCGTTTTCTGACCCATGTTGAAAGGGAACCTGATGTCCCGGAAGCAACCTGAACACCACTGGGTTGGTCGTAAGCCTGACCCTAAGAAGTACTTCGGATTTGTGTACGAGATCACATGCTTGGTTAACGGAAAGAAGTACGTGGGTAAGAAACAATACCACCGTTGGAGCCGACGCAAGATTGCTGGCCCATCGAAGTGGGAGTTCTACCAGTCTTCCTCCAAGCATGTGGCTGAGGACATCAAGAAGTACGGGGCTGACAAGTTTGAGTTCCGTATCCTGAAGAACTACAAGACACGAGGCGGCTTGGTGTATGGGGAAGCAAACCTCCAACACAAACGAGACGTCTTAACCAAACGAAAAGGAGACGAACGTGTCTACTACAATGCACAAATCGCAGGAATCAAATGGATTCCAAAGGAGTGGTGATGACTGATCATCTTGTCATCTTCGACATGCAAGTGAAGCCCGACTCTGACCTCTCTCATCTGCCAGCCATAGGTAACTACATCGTCCGTCATCAACCGGAGAAGATCATTGTCATTGGTGACTGGTGGGACATGCACTCACTATCTTCATATGACAGAGGGACCAAGAACGCTGAAGGTGCACGGTATCAGGATGATATCAAAGCCGGTATCAAAGCCATGGCCAAGATGCTACGTCCTGTTCACTTCCACAATGAACATATGAAACTGATGAAGAAGAAACAGTACCAACCTGAGATGCACTTCACCATCGGTAACCATGAGGAAAGGATCATGCGTCATGTCAATGCCAACCCAATCTTGGAAGGAACGCTTGGTTACCATAACCTTCGTCTCACTGAGTTTGGTTTTACTACTCATGATTTCCTCACTCCTGTCATTCTTGATGGGGTAGAGTACGTCCACTACGTACAGAACAGGAACTCCAAGTACGCCAAGTCTAGTTCCAAAGCCAGCATCGAACAGACCAAGGTGTCGGTCACCCAAGGACACCGGCCCTGCCTTGATGTTTACACAACATGGGGTGACAAGCAAGGGATGATGTGGTCTATCACCTGTGGTTCGTCGTACCTTGACCTTGAGGAATTTAAGAAGGCACAGGGTAACCAACATTGGCGTGGTATTGTACATAAACGTAACGTCAAAGAAGGTGACTTTGATCCCACGTTCTTTCGTCTGTCCTCTTTGATGGAAGAGTATAGTGATGATTGATTGGGTTGAGTTTAGACATGCAGTATGTGACAGGTACACCTCTGCTGAAATTGTGGATACCCTTGGGTTGACAGCTGAAGAACTTTATGCTACACTTGAGGTACACATCATAGAGAACTACCAATTGTTTGACCTTGTCCTTAGGGAGATGGGATTAGACTATGAAGAAGAAGAGGAGGAAGAGTATTAAACCAAGAAACGTGGCGGCTCATGAACTTGAGTCACCACTGTATCAACATAAGATCATCCCTAACAAGAAACGAGGACAACAAGATGTTTCAAAAGCTACTAGGAAGAGACAAGCCAGAGATGGAGGAGATTCTATTTAACCCTGATCCTCTTATCAATAGACTTGAGATGGTGACCAAGTTAATCCGAATGAGGGATTACGAAGAACTCAGCCTCAACTCAGAGAATCAGATTAACAGGGCTATTGAGTTGATCTTCTACTCTCTTGAACCTGATGACTACAAAAGGATAAGAGATGAAGCACTACACTAAGGAGCAAAAGGTTGCAGAGTTTCATAAGGCGATGGGGTTGCCGATTGACATCACATCCACTGTAACCCAACTGAAGCTACGTGCACGGTTGATTACGGAAGAGGCAATGGAAGTTGTCAAGGCCATGGAGGTGTTGGAGATGGAGCATGAGCGTTCCAAACCTGGTACCAAAGCTCAATGGGCACACTTGATGAAGGAGCTTGCTGATTTACAGTACGTACTCAGCGGAACCATTGTAACATTCAAAGAACTCTCCCCTGAATTTAATGTAGTCTTTAACCGAGTGCATGAAAGCAACATGTCGAAGCTAGATGATGATGGTAACCCCATCAGAGATAAAGAAGGTAAGGTTATGAAAGGACCTAACTATGTTGAAGCTAAATTAGAGGACCTATTTATCTGATGGTTGAGTTTGAAGAAGAGTACACTGAACTCCCCATCGAGATTATCAAAGACAATAGAAGGTGGATCAGGAATGATCTACTTGCCAAAACAAATGCGGATATGCTGTTACAAAAGATACAGGAAGATGATGGACAACACTACAATCCCAGTGAAGTCCGGCAACATATCCAAGATGCAACCGGTAGATTCCTTGCCTTATGGAGTCTACTCAATGGAGGGGAGACAGAAAATTCACCGCAGATTATGCAGCAAATAAACGGGATATGCTCCGCATTAGTCGCAGCATATAAACTTACGGAAGGGAAACAACCTACACTTAAGTTCAAAGATGAACAGTATACGGAGGTTAAATAAAGATGATCGGACCACAAGTAAAGGAGTGTGCAGACCTACATGCTACGAAATACAGGCTACCGAATGAGTCATATGAAGAAGGGATCGCCCGTAATGCAGCGGCACTTTCCGACAGTGAAGGTCACCGACAAAAACTTAGAAGCATTCTTGGAGAGCAACGATTTATGCCAGCCGGGCGAGTGCAATCTGCAATGGGTTCCCCTAGAGATGTTACAGCCTACAACTGTTTCGTTTCGGGAACTATTGAAGACTCGATGGAGAGTCTCTACAAGAGGACTGCACAAGCGGCTGAGACAATGCGGCGAGGGGGTGGGATTGGTTATGACTTCTCTCGTCTACGTCCTCGTGGTGATCGGATTGTCAGTCTCGACTCTTCCGCTTCTGGCCCTGTTAGCTTCATGCGAGTCTTTGATGCTTGGTGCGCAACGATTGTATCGGCGGGTCATAGACGAGGAGCAATGATGGGTGTCCTCCGTGTCGATCACCCTGACATTGAGGAGTTCATCCGTGCTAAACGAAATGAGACTGACCTTCGTAACTTCAACATCTCCATCGGCATTACTGACGAGTTCATGAGGTGTGTTGAGAAAGGAACCACCTTTGATCTGGTATTCGAAGGACGGGTTTACCGTACCATTGATGCTGGTGCGCTTTGGGATGAGATCATGCGAAGCACCTGGGACTGGGCCGAGCCTGGTGTACTGTTCATCGACAGGATCAATCAAGACAATCCCCTGTTCTATGTGGAGCGCATTGAAGCAACTAACCCGTGTGGAGAGCAACCCCTCCCGCCTTTCGGTGCTTGTCTCCTTGGCTCGTTCAACCTAGTTAAGTATGTAAACCCTGAAGGGAGGTTCAACTTTGACCTATTTAAAGAGGATATCCCTCATGTTGTACGTGCGATGGACAACGTTATCGATAGGACAAACTACCCTCTTAAAGAACAGCGTGAAGAGGCTCAGAAGAAACGTCGGATGGGATTGGGCATCACCGGCACTGCTAACGCTATACTTCTATGCGGTCATTCTTATGGTGATGATGCTTCACTACGTCTTGTACGTAAAATCATGAAGACTTTGTGTCTCACCGCATATGAGACATCGTCTGACTTGGCTGTTGAGAA